GATCTTGAATCCACTTTCAAAAGATATTTATGCAGTTGAAACTGATCTTATTGATGAAAAAGGTACTACTGGTTTGTCAGGATTGTTTATTCCTGAGCAATGGTCAATGCCTCCCTATATTGATGACTTTGGTAACTCTCTTGTAACTGAAGCTCTAGAAGCTTTAGATAGACAGTTTGAGCAGTGGAAGAAAGAACTTAATCCAGAAGACTATCAGCTTAGGATATCTCAGCACCCAAGAAATATTAGAGAAGCATTTGCACATAGATCAGTATCTTTATTTCCTACACACTTGGTTGCTGCACAGCAAAGAAGAATTGAGGAGAAAGAATATGCTTATGAGTTCTTAGATATCTTTACTGATGACATGGGTAAAATTACTGTAAGATCTACAGATAAGCAACCTATTAAAGAGTTTCCAGTATCCAAGAAATTAGAAGACAAAACAGGAGTACTTGTTGTATGGGAAAGACCTATTAAAGATCCAACCTTTGGACAATACTATGCATCTATTGACCCCGTGTCAGAAGGTAAAACAACAACATCAGAATCACTCTGTTCTATTTATATTATGAAAGCTCCTGTAGAAGTAACTAAAGTTACTATGGGAGAAACTGAAACATACATAGAACCAGATAAGATTGTAGCTGCATGGTGTGGTAGGTTTGATGATATCAACAAAACTCATCAGAGACTAGAGTTAATTATTGAATGGTACAATGCTTGGACAGTAATTGAGAACAACATTTCACTATTTATCCAATACATGATATCTAAAAAGAAACAAAGATATCTTGTACCTAAGAGTCAGATCATGTTCTTGAAAGATCTGGGTGCAAATGCTAACGTATTCCAGGAGTATGGTTGGAAAAACACAGGTACATTATTTAAAGCACACTTGTTAAGTTATACCATTGAGTACTGTAAAGAGGAACTAGATGTAGAAACTAAAACAGATGGTACTATTGTAAGAACCAAATATGGAATAGAACGTATTCCAGATCCTATGTTACTTAAAGAAATGCAAGAATATGCAGATGGTGTCAACGTGGATAGACTTGTTTCATTTGCAGCCTTAGTTGCTTTCATGAGAATACAGCAAGCTAACAGAGGTTACTCTAAGAGAGTTATCATGGATGATGCTTCTAAAAACTTGCAAAAGTCAAATAATTTGTTTAAATTAAATAGAACCCCGTTCCGTCATATGGGACAGGGGTCTAAAGTTATTAATGGGCAAGTTTTTAATAGGTCAGCTTTTAAAAACTTTAAATAGTAGATATGCAGGTATATAATGCTTTACAATTAAAAAAGGGTGCTAAGGTTGAGCAAAACAGACTTGGTAGTGTTATGCAACCACTTCAGTTCGTACCTGAGAAAGAGAAGGATGATGAGTGGGCTGCCTGGAACTTAGACTGGTTAGAATGGAATGGTCTAAAACAAATCCGTAGAAATGCCCGCAAGTTAATGAAGAACTACAAACTTGCAAAAGGTATCATTGATAGAACTGACTATATTATAGAAGAGAACAATGAGTACAAAGATGTTGTAGAACTACTTACCAAAGATGACCCCTCAGTACTAGAACTAAAGTTCTATCCTATTATTCCAAATGTTGTTAATGTTCTTGTAGCTGAATTTGCTAAGAGATCTACTAAACTTACATACAGAGCTATTGATGAGCATTCATATAATGAAATGCTTGAGCAAAAAAGAGCAATGGTAGAAGAGACTCTTATGGCTGATGCTCAGATGAAGATTGTTACTTCTCTCATTGAACAAGGTCTAGATCCAGAATCTGCAGAAGCACAAGAAGAACTTTCTCCAGACAAACTCAAAACACTTCCCGAAATTGAACAATTCTTTAAAAAGAGTTATAGATCAATGGTGGAAGAATGGGCAACTCATCAACATAAAGTAGATGTTGAGAGATTTAGAATGGAAGAACTTGAAGAAAGAGGTTTCCGTGACATGCTTATTACAGATAGAGAGTTTTGGCATTTTCATATGATGGAAGATGATTATGAAGTAGAGCTCTGGAATCCTGCAGTTACATTCTACCATAAATCTCCAGATGCAAGATATATTTCTCAAGGTAACTGGGTAGGTAAAATTGACATGCTTACTGTATCTGATGTTATTGATAAGTTTGGTTATATCATGACAGAAGAGCAACTTGAGGCTCTTGAAGCAATTTATCCTATCAGATCTGCAGGTTATAATATTGGTGGACTACAGAATGATGGTTCATTCTATGATGCTACTAAAACTCATGACTGGAATACTAATATGCCATCACTTGCATATAGACAATATACTTCTGCTGTAGCAGGTTCTGTATACAATGGTGGAGATATTATAAATCAAATCTTATCACAAGGAGAAGACTACTTTGATCAGGGTACAGCATTCTTACTTAGAGTAACTACCGGTTACTGGAAGTCTCAAAGAAAAGTAGGTCATCTAACTAAAGTAACTGATACCGGAGAAGTACTTACTGAAATTATTACAGAAGACTATAAGGTAACAGATAAACCTGTATATGATACAAGACTCTTTAAGAACAAGACAAGAGATAACGTAATCTTTGGAGAGCATATTGACTGGATCTGGGTAAATGAAGTTTGGGGTGGTATTAAGATTGGTCCTAACTTACCTTCTTTCTGGGGTATGAATAACCCTGGTGGGTTTTCTCCAATTTATATTGGTATACAGAATAACCATATTGCTCCACTTAAGTTTCAATTTAAGGGAGACAATAGTTTGTATGGTTGTAAGTTGCCAGTAGAAGGCTCCGTATTCTCAGATAGAAATACTAAGTCTACTGCACTTATTGATTTAATGAAACCATACCAGATTGGATACAACATTGTAAATAATCAGATTGCAGATATCTTAGTAGATGAACTTGGTACAGTAATTATGCTTGACCAAAATAGTTTACCCAAGCACTCACTTGGTGAAGACTGGGGTAAGGGTAATTATGCTAATGCATATGTAGCAATGAAGAACTTCCAAATTCTTCCTCTTGATACATCTATTACAAATACAGAGAATGCATTAAACTTTAACCATTTCCAAAAATTAGATCTAGCTCAGACAGAAAGATTAATGTCAAGAATTCAATTGGCTAATCACTTTAAGCAACAAGCATATGAAGTAATTGGTGTCAATCCACAGAGAATGGGACAACAGTTATCTCAGATGACTGCTACAGGTGTAGAACAAGCAGCTGCGGCTTCTTATGCACAGACAGAGATATTCTTTATCCAACACTGTGATTATCTAATGCCTAGAGTACATCAAATGCGTACAGACCTAGCACAATACTATAACTCAACTAAACCATCTGCAAGACTAAGTTATATTAGTGGAGCAGATGAAAAAGTAAATTTTGAGATTAATGGTACAGATCTCCTAATGAGAGACCTTAACATATTCTGTAGTACCACTGCAAACCATAGAGCTGTTCTTGAACAGTTAAAGCAAATGGCTATGCAAAATAATACTACTGGTGCATCTATCTATGATCTAGGTAAAGTTGTTCAATCTGAATCTGTAGCTGAACTTAGTACAGCACTTAAAGATTCTGAAGAAAAACAACAAGCTCAGAAACAACAAGAAATGCAACAGCAGCAAGAAATGCAGCAACAACAAATTCAGTCTCAACAACAAATTGAGAAAATGAAAATTGATTCTGTTGCTGCTGAGAAAGAGAAAGATAGACAAAGAGATATTCTAGTTGCTGAAATTAGAGCTGCCGGTATGGGTGCTATGACTGATGTAAATAAAAACATGGAATCTGACTATATGGATGCCATGAAAGATATTAGACAAACAGAGCAGTATCAACAACAAACAGATCTTCAAAGAGAGAAACAAACTAATGAAAACATGAGACAATCTCAGAAGATGGATCTTGAAAGACAGAAGTTACAAACTCAGAGAGAAATAGCAGATAAACAACTACAAGTAGCTAGAGAAAATAAAAATAGATTTGATAAAAAATCTTCTGAGAAGAAATAGATAATGGCTAGCTATATAGTCCAAAAAATTATCATTCCTATTTTAAATATTTGAAGTTTATTTTGTATATTAAATTATAACCAAAACCAACAGTAATGGAAGAAACCAACAAAAAGCCTGAAGATCAGGTACAAGACTCTACAACGGTAGGTCAGGTAGATGTAAACATTGATGAACTATTTGGAATGCCTGGGGCAGAGAATGTAATGTTACCCTCAGATACTGATAGTTCAAATGACAGTCCAAAGTCTGTGTTCTCAAAAACACAGGATTTAGACACCACGTTCCTTGACAAGAAAGATGATAATCCTGATCCAGCAGCACCAGTATCAGCAAAGCAAGTTGATGAAGCAATAGCTCAACTTGATGACATGATTAGTCAAGAAGAAGAAACTGGTA